TGTTTCTCTATACACACACGCCCCCGTCGAAGCGCGAAGTGGGGGGGGGGTAAATTTGACCAAACGGTCAGGATCTGCAGCTGGAATCGCATAATCGTTATTATGTTAAATTTATTATGTAGCAATATCAGCATGTTAGCGTTTTACACCTACCTATGGTTGTATCGCTGGCGATATTGCCGCATTGCAGAGTGGTATCATTATACCGCACCCATGTTGACCAGTTGGTCAGGTTGATGTATCCGCGCGCGGGCGTCTGAGCGTCGGCGTGTCTGCCGCAGAGGCTAAACACGCCCTCACGCTCCCTCAGAGCCGCTGTGAGACGCCCAAACGCTTCGCAGGCTACCCTACCCACCTGACGCCTCCAGTTCACCCGCTATCGCAGCGTAACCGCACACGTCCACCCAGTTGTCCGCGTGATCGCTTGAGCGCGACCGCGATACCTTCAGCAGCACCATCATCGCCGCCACGTCCACCTCGGTTACGTCCACGCCGAGATACGCCGACCACATGCCAGCAATAGTCGCGTGCGACGCCTTTGCGGAGCCATACGTCCGCTGCCTGTCGCCCGTGATCAAGTCACCCGCCGTGCGTAAAATATCTTCCCTCGTTACCATGGTATATCGTCCTCTATGTTTCCGTTGCCATGTCCATCCACCACACGCGTCACCTTCGCGTTGGGGAACGTCTCAAACGCCTTCTGCAAAAACGCCTCGCTGAAGTGCTGCTTCAGCACGCACGCGGCATCCTCGAACGAATACACCACCCACTGCGGATACCGCCTGCGCAGCTCAGCGCATCCCTGCCTTGCGAAGCACACGATCTGCCCGCCATCCAGCTCCACGCACCACGCGTGCGGCGACAGCGGCTTATGCCCCGCGCCCTCCGCTTCCGCTTCCATGCGCTTCCACCCCGCCATGAGCTGCGTGGCGATCTTATTCGTCCGCACAACGTCACGCTCGACGACCGCCTGCTTCAGCGCCTCATAGGCTGCCTCGAACTTGCCTGCCAGATCCGGCGTGACCAGCGACGGCAGCGTGTCACCCCACCGCTCCGTCATCTCCCGCGCCACCCGATCCAGCGGCTCCAGCTGACCCCAGACAGCCGCCGGTATAGGCTCCGTCCTTTCACCAACCGTGAACGTCCCCTTCGACGCTATCTGCTTTGCCGTAGGGCGACGCCCTTTCTGCTTAACCATGACCATGCCCCCTACGCATCCCCATCAAACCGATCTCCGCACCTCCAATAAATACGCCCGCACTTCTCTCCGCACCTTGCATATATATATGCAAGTGGTGCGGCGGAAGATTTCTTGCCGTATTTACCGCACCCTCGGCACCACGCCGCACCGTAAGTGCGGTAAGTGCGGAACGTGCGGAAACGCCCCCGACGCCACCCGTCTCGCTGGCCATCATACCCCCGCCTCCTCTCCCGTTATCCATTCACCCACCACCACGCATGGCACATCCCTGCCGTCACGCTTGCTTGGCGCAGACGTCTTGCGCAGCACGCCGTTCTCGATCCACTTGGCCACGATTGCCTTGGCCTTCGCCTTCTCGTGTCGCTTCTCCAAGTCCAGCCCCAGCACGTCTGCCACGGTGACGCCGACCCACGTCTTGGCCTGCACGTTTGCGCGGAGCGGCTCGCCCTGCGCTTCCGCGTCGCCCACCGCGCGCTGCACCTTCATCGCGTCGCGCGCCGACACGCCGTCGAAGAGATCCGGCATCGCATATTCAGTGGCCACGCCGACATATTCCATGTTTGGCAGCTGCACGCCCACCATGCGCCGGTAGACCGCCTTCGCGGCTGGCGGTGCCAAGTTTGCCTTGCCGTCGTCCACGCGGAATATGCCGAGGCTCTCCGCCTCTGACACGCCCAGCTTCTGCGCGTCTTCGGCGCTGATCTTGTTGATGACCCGCGCCGCCCTCGCCGCCCCGATCAGCGACCCCGCGCCCCTGACGCTGTCTATGGTTGCCTCGTCGCCGTTGCCTTTGCGGATGTGATGCACCAGCGCCACGGCGCAGTCTGTCTCGTCGCAGATGCTACGGACGGCACCGACGGCTGCGTTCATGGCCACGTTGTCGTTCTCGTTGATCTGGTTGGCGCCAACCCACGGGTCGATCATCACCATGCCGATGTCGTTCTCCTTGATCTTGGCCGCCATGTAGTCGAGCATCTCGTCGTTGACCTCGATCCCGTCGCGCCCCTGATTGGCGAAAACCATGTTGAGGCTCCTACCGGCGTCGAGGAACAAGCGCCCCCGTATTTCCTCGGCGGTGACGCCGTAGTGAAGCATCGCCGCCGCAAGGCGTCTCTGCATCTCCTCCAGCGGGTCTTCCAGATTGATGATCCACACCTTGCACGGCTCGTGTATGGCCTCGCCCAGCAGCGGCTTGCCCGTTCCGATGCACAATGCCTCCACGATCTGCAGAGACGTCTTCCCGACGCCGCCTGCCGACGCCAGCACGCTGACATGGCCTCGCACGTAATGCTGCCCGTAGATCCACCGCCGCGCCGGTATTGTCGCGGGGTCTATTGGCTCATATGCAGTTGGCCACTGGCGCTCGCCTGCGATGCGCTCCTGCTTTACTTCCTCAACCGGCTTCGCCAGCGCCAGCGCCTCGCGCAGCTTTTGCGCGCCCGCCTCCTGCAGGTAGTCGTTGGCATCCTTTACGTTTTCCACGCCCAGCGCGTCGAAGCGCACAACGTGGACGTCGGTGCTGCCGTCGCCGCGCAGCACGTCGGAAACCGCCTCCACGTCGAGGTCAGGGTCTGCGCAGATCGTGACGTCTGATGCGCGCGGCGCGTTAAACGTCTTCATGCCAGACTTGCCAAACGTGCAGACGATTGTCGCCTCGACGTGGCCCATGATCGCTTGACGCACGCTCAGCGCATCCTCTGGCCCCTCGACCAATATGATCGCGCCGCCCTCGTGCTGATCGCCGATCCGCATGGCATTGCCCACCAGTGATCCGCGTGAATACTTGTTGATGTTGTTATGCTCGCGCTTCTTCCCGTCCGGCGTTAGCAGCACCGCCTGCACGCCGCAGACGTCGCCCTCGGCGTTGGTCGCGGGAAACAGTATCGCTGGCCCATCGTACAGGCTGGGGCTAAACCGCGCGACGCCCTCTGCCACGCCTGCGCGCATGCCACGGTTGTTCAGGTACAGCAGCGCCGGTCTGACGGCGTCCTTGTTCTCGCGTGATATTGGCACGCTGCGCTCCCAAGCGGCTTGCGCCTTTGCGATTTTCTCGGCGCGCGTTTCCTCGTCGCGGATCAGCAGATCCTTGCTGGCAAGTCTTACGATCAGGCGGTCCATCTCGCTCGGCTGAAACGGCACCGCGTCATCGTTTTCAAGTTGCTTCGGGTTTTCGCTGCCACGCTTGAACCCGCTGCCAATGGTTGCCTTGATTTCGTGTTCCTGCAGCCCGATTGCCTTGGCCGCCGTGTGCAAGTCTATGACGCTGCTATCTATGTTGGCGGCGTCCATGTGCGCGTGCCGACCCAGCGCGTATGCCGCTAGGTTCAGCGCCTCGTTGCGACGCCCCTGCGGCGCCATGCCGATCTCGGTTACGACGCTTTCCCGTACCTTTGCAAAATAGTTTACGCTCATCCCGCTTCCCCGTTTTAACTTTTGTTATAACCACGCCCGCCGAAGCAGGCGTGGAGCTTGTTATCTTAGAAGCCGAAGTCGTCTGCGTCTACCACGCTGGAAACGGGTGCCGCTGCGGTTGGCACCGGCTCCGGCTTGGGCGGCGTGCTGTCTGCCGGTTTCGCAATCCACTTTGCGATGGTGAACCCCAGATCGTATGACGTTCCCTTGCCGACCACGACAGGCGTGGACGTCGTGACGCTGACGACCGGCACCATGCCCTGCGCAAACTCCGGCGCGTTTTCCGCTTGGTTGTACAGCTTGGCGATGAACTGCCCCGTGCCGTATGAGTTGTTGCTGAACTGCGCCTTGGTGCCGTCCGACATCCAGCAGTCCACGTCGAACCCCTGCTTATACGCTGGCTTGCCTTCCGCGTCTGTCTCGGTCGGCTTAGGCGTTGCCTGCGAAGGCGATGGCCACTCCTGCCAGTCGCGCATCCCGACGGCGATCTTGAGCCACCCGAACTTCACGTTGGCAATGTCGATTGCGATGCCCTTGGCCATGTCGATGGCTTCGGGATCGCCGCCCTTGTTTACCGTCCAACGGTTCTGCGGAAGGTTGACCCGTATATACGCGCCGCTCGCGTCTGATGTTTCTCCGAATGATATTGGCATGTTTGTCTCCTTGACGTTGTGTGCCTGTGTTATGCGCCGTGTGACGCGGTGAAGTTGAACGCCCAGCGCGGTATCTGGAGCGTTTGCAGCTCCCCATACCCGTATCCCCAGACGCCCGTGTTACGCGCTATCGCAAACTGCTCCAGCGCGTGTTGAACTGCCGCGTCGCCCTCGTTGAGCGTGCGCCAGTCAAGCTCGTACACACCAACGGGGTAAGGCGCTTCCTTGCCCACGCTGATGAAGATAAACCTGTCGATCTCCTCGCCGATCAGGCCCATCGTCCTGCGGTAGAAGCTTTCTTGTATGTGATACCCGAAGTTGGCCACCTGCTTGGCGAAGCCTTCGGGGTCTGGAGCGATGGTCGTCTTCAGATCGATCAGCGCCCCGATGTCACGACGCCACCCGTCTGGACGGCAGCGCAGATCCACGCCCGTCTGCGCGTCCTTCGCAAATATGCTGGCCTCGCAGATCAGATCGCCGGATAGCAGCTTGGCCACCTCCTTGTTGCTGCGCACCGCGTTTGCCGCGTCCACGGCAACCTTATAGTCGCCTTCCGTTAGCAGCAGCGCGCCGTTGGCGTCGGCTTCTGCCTTATGCTGTGTCCAATCCTTGCCGCGCCGCGTCTCCGGCCCGCACCATACGGTGCTTGCGTGCTGCGGCTCAAACACCAGCGTGTGCGTGGCCGTGCCGACGTCGAATGCTGTGCTTTCCTTGCGCTCGGCATACTTGTAATGCGCCAGCGACTTCATGGCGATTGTCTTGGCGCCAGAGGCGCTGAGCGCGTCGCTGAGGTGGTATTCCTCGTTTGACATGGTTGTCGATATGGTCACGCCTTCCCCCTTCCGTAGAGCGCAATTAAGAGCGCCTCTGCTTTGTGTTCATCTTTCTTGCGCTTCAGCTCGCTCGCCCTGTCGGGAAACCACTGCTGCGCCATCCGACGCGCCGCGTCTTTATCCTTTGGCAGGTTCATCGCCCGCTTCCACACGACCGGCGTCACCATTGTGTAGCGCGTGCGCGACAGCGCCACGGTCGTCGTGATCTGGCCAAACGCATACCCCAGCTTAAACGTCGAGCTGACGCCTTGCTTTGGCATCGCCTGCTGCCTCTCGATCCAGATGTGATCGAGCCGATCCACCGACGTGAGAATATCCATCAGCGCCACGACGTCTACGCCGCCCTCGCTGTACACGGGCAGGTCATGCACCTCCGACCAGTTTTCACCGACCAGCGCCACGCCGCCTGTGCGGTAGCCGCAGTCTATGCCACAAGTCACAATGCTCAATGCATGTCCTCCTTATCCGGCGTACTGTACGTTTCAAATATGATGCCCATGCACATGGCGATCGCGTCCTGCACGTCGCAGTCGTGCTGGCGCATGTGGCCAACCACTGACTGCAATCCAGCGCCCAGCGTATACACCTTGGCGAGATCCGGCAGCTCTGTGCGCTCGGTGATCGCCAGCATGTCACGCATCAGCGCGTTGACCTCGGCCATCGTGTTGCTGGCAACCGCGTGCATCTCTGCCTGCTGCTCCGGCGTCAGCGTGAACTCATCATCCACGCTGCACGTCCACGCCATGCTCGTCCAGCAGGCGCAGGATGGCGCGCTCCGTCAGGCTTGCCATGCTGATGCGCTCCTGCTTTGACAGCTCACGCAGCGCCTCGAAGACGTCGGCGCGGATGCGCGATCCAAGTTGTTTCATCTCAGTGTTCATAATTACCTCCGTTGGTCTGGGCCACTATAACGCCGCGTTAACATTGTGCAAGTGCTAGAACGCGAACTCTTCTTGCGTGCGCAGGCGGTACAGTTGCTGGCCCTCGATGAACGACGTCTTCACGATTGTGCGCCGCTCCCGCATGGTCTTCAGGCCAATGTCGATATGCACGGCGTCCTGCTCGATCATGCTGCACAAGTCGCCCACAGACAGCTCGTTATGCCTGCTCAGGCAGCGCTTGATCTCTTTGCGCAGCTTCTCAAGCGGCCACGGCTTATGGGCATACGCGTGCATGTCATCGCGCCCAATCAGCCTGCGCTTCATGCGCGCGTTCTCGATGATCGCCAGCTCTTTCCAACGCTCCAGCGGTGTCATGTGTTCCGTCATAGCCGCTTCTCCAGCATCTCGCAGAGCGCCATGATTTCTTCGGCGCGCTGCTTGATCGTCAGGCGCTCAGGGCCACGCCCCGCGTCCATACGCATGATGTCTGCCTTGCGCCTGATCGACATGACCAGCATCAGCCTTGTTGGCTGCGTCGGCGTGCTGCTGTCCTCGTCGATATGCGCGCCCACGCTGGCGCTGTTTTCCAGTTTTGATAGATCCCATTTAGCCATTGTTATTCTCCTGTGTTGGCCGTGGCTGTGGTCTGACGTCGGGCCACGGGCGGCGGTAGTCTGCCTCGCCGCCCATCTCGACGCATTGCGGCTCAAAGATCCGCGCTAAGTCGTAATATTCGGAAAACGCCTTACATTCATCTGGTGATGAAAAAATAACGAATGCCATGAAGACGGGTTCTGCTAGGGTCATCACATCCACCCCATGCTTACAGCGCCGATCCATCCCAGCACCGACGCGGCAATCGCTGCGGCGATGATGATGTCTTGCGTCCACTTGGTCATGCCGCTTTCCATTCTACAAATAAATCACGCACCAGCTTCTTTGTCATGTATCGCATTGCACGATTATGCGCGTGGCCATCGCTATCTACACGCTCGCGCTCAAGCGTTTTGCGCGTGTCATATATCCTGCGATACGGGCCAGCGGTTTCTTCTTTACCTTGGCTCTTGAGCAGGCTGTCGCCAATCGTCCAGAATACCGAATGACGTGACGGGCTATATCCATGCGCCAATGCCATCTCCGCATTGCTGCACTTGCGCTGCCTCTGCCCATCTATCACGGCAAGCCCAGCGCGCTTATATATGCCGTCAAGCTCCTTTTCGTATTCCATAAAGTCGCCCACCTCGCCGACAATGCCAGCCAAGCCCAAATGGCCAAAGCCTTTTACCTTATCGACAAACGTTGATACTGGCAGCTCCTTTGCCAGCCCCACAAGCCATTTTTCAAACTCGGCGCGGCTTTCTAAGAGCGGCTGCCTTGCCTCAAATAGTGGCTTTGTTGCGGCGTATTCATCCATTGTGCCTTCGCCCTTCTTTAGTTGAGCGAATAGCTTATTGGCTTCTTTGATGTCGCCGTCACGAAAGCTGCGGCAGATTGCTTTAATCTGCAACACCAGCTTTGCTTCAGCGCGAACCATGTTCTGCCTGTTGCGCCAAGTCAGATATATCTTGGCAATGGTTGGGTCTTCGTAACGTTTATCCATAATGGATCTCCTTGTTTTGTGCGAGGCGAAGCGTACCTGACATTTCTGCGTTTTTGGAGTGGCCTCTGGTTGTTGGTGCGCCAGTAGAGTGGCATCTCTGCGCGTGTTGAGCGGCACCAAATAAATTGGGAGCGTGGGCTTCTTGGCATTTCTGCGTCATTTGCGTGGCTCCCTGTTGTAAGGTGGGGGTGCATCTTCGTAGGCATTTCTGCGGGCTATTCACGACCCCCTGTTGTAAGGTGGGGGCGTACTATGCATGGCATTTCTGCGACCTGAACATGGCCCCCTGTTAAATGGTTGGGAAGGGTGCTGACAAGCTGGCATTGCTGCGCCAATTTAATGACCCTTCCCATTGGCGCGCTCAGTATTCGGCATAATGCGATGATCGAGTGGCACCAAAATAAGGCGGGGGCGGTGTGACTTTGGCATTTCTGCGCAGTTCCCACGACCCCCTGTTGTAAGGTGGGGGCGCAGATCACTTGGCACTTCTGCGTGGCTCCCACGGCCCCCTGTTAAACATTATTCTACCAAAGCCTGTTCATACTCAGCTTTGACTTCGCTGATATTCCAAACATCTCTGACGACTTTATCATCAGTGACGCGAGCCTTGATGGCAGAATAGAAGCTGCGCTGCCCCTCATGGTGCTTGCTGCGGGATGTCTCGTGCATAATAGCCTGCTCAAGATCCTCGCTCGTCGCATCGCCCAAGCAGATGCCGGTATTGGGCAACAGCCAACGCTCAAACATATCCTTGGCATATGCGGGTGCCATGTTCTTCAGCGACACGGCTGGCGTTGACGTCTCGCCCTTGCTCAGCACAGTTTGATGTGCTGCACGTTTAAGTCGCGCGCGGTAGCCTCTGGGCTGCGCAACAACATCCAAATATGCGATGCGCTCCAAGTGGCGGCGTGTAGCCTCTTCGCGCAAAACATCATCTTGCTGGAGCATAACCAGATATTTGCCTGATGCTTCCTTTGCGCTGTTTGATCCTTCCCAAGCCTTTTCTACGGCCTCGGATACAATCGAAATAATATTTTCTTGCTTAGTCATCACTCTTCCTCTTCTTCATTGCGCCAATCGAAGTCGTCTTCGTCTTGGCATTCTGGGCAGCGCACCGTTGTCCACGCGTCGCTGTCCGGCGTGTTGACGAAACGCGGCAAAACGATGAAGCCGGTTCCGTCACATGTTGCGCAGATCATCTGTACACATCCGCGTTGATGCTCCACAGCACCAAGGTTGCGCGCTGCTGGTTTGCACGCTGGTTTACATGCGCTCGGCATATCTCGCCGCGTGCGTGCATATTATCGAGATGCTGCGATAGCTTGCGCGTGTCCACGCCAACGACGTCAGCGATGTCTGCCGTCTCGCAATACGTCACGTCGGCGCTCTGGAGCATCGAAGTGATCTTGCGCTGGACGTCGGCCCAGTCTATCGGCTTAGGCTCCTCGGTGGGCGCTTGTACGGCCTCTGCTGGCGCGTCAGTCGCTAAGCCCAGCACGTCACGCGCTGCGCGTCTTTCCTGCACATATGCGGCCACCCACGGCGTGCGCTCGCGCTGCTCTTCGACAGCGTTCTGCACGATGATGCCGGTGCAGATGTCGTCGAGGTTTGCGTGCGCCTGCTGGAGCAGACGCGGCGATATGTGGACGCTCTCGCCGTTGTCCGTGCGCACCGCAAAGCCGGTGCCGCTGTCGGTGATGTGCGTGATTAAAAATTCATGTGTGTGCGTAAGGTTCATTATGGTTTCTCCGTTTCAGTTTCGTGGCCGGTTTGGCGCACGGCTAGCAAGCGCCGCAGCGCTTGCCCGCGATGCGTCAATAATCTTCTCCGTTGACTGTGACTTTTGTGGGGCGTTGGATAATGGTCTGCTTGACGCCATCGCGCACGCCATGCTCTTTGACCTTGGCAGTACAAGTTACTTGAGCGCCTTTGGCCCAATATTGTGTGCCTTTGTAGATGACAACATTGTCATCAGCATCGCGGCAGATGTGAAGGTGTGAAATGCCATACATGCTTTCCAGCTCCGCGATATGCTTGACTGTGAGTGCGAAGTCTTGGCGCTCTCCTACGGTGCCAACAAACTCGCACTTGCCATCTCTGGCGGCCCACTCAGCCTTTTGAGCGGCGCGCTTGTCCAGCGTCTTGACCATAGCGTCACGCATATTGGGTGTCGGCTGGCCATATGTGCTGATGCCCTTCTTGACTGCTGGGAAAAACCCCTCGCCCTCTGGGCTGTAGTCGGCCAAGAAGTCGATGATCTCTTGGGCGCGATCATCAGACGCCAGCCAGTTTACGCGATTGGCGTGGGCAGCATTGGCCAGCTTGCGGGCGCGAATTGATGGGTAGTAATTATGCTCATGTTCATGCGTTGGGTCGTATGCCATATCTTCCTCCGTTGCTTATATTGTTAACATAAAGATAACACAGCATATCGCAAGCAAAAAATGCACCCGACGTAAACTTTTTTTCGCCTCTATATAAAATCGTTTAAATGCAGTATGTTGCGCGCGTGGCCAACAGCATCAACGTCGGTCGTGCTGGCGAGTTTCTCGTCGCAGCCGAGCTGGAGCAGCGCGGGATACGCTGCCATCGGGTAGACATGAAGGACGATGACCTCTGGGTTAAGTCGGCCAGCGGTGAGCTGTTGACCATGCAGGTCAAGGCGACCCTTGAGCCACGCCAAGAGCGTTACCGCGAGGCGCGCTACGTGTTCACACGCGCAAATGGCGATGCGCACATATTTGCGTATGTGGCGCTGGATATACGATTGTTTATACTGCGCACCGCGCCAAGCGGCAAAACGGTACGCATAAAGCCCGCCGATTTTACGCGGCAGGCTATGGATGACAGCATTGAGGCGATGCTAGGTTAGACCATCAGCTCAAAGTGCGGGGCGTCGATAAACGGGCGTCTGCCCTGCCCGCGACGCGTGTCGATGTAGTCGTTCATCGCGTCCTCCATCGTGCCATCCCACTGTGCTATATTTGGCACAGTCCACGCGGCACCCCATCTGATTGGCACATCCACCTCGCGCGCAGCTTCTGCCATTGCGTCAGCGATGTCGTCATATAGGTTAAGCTCCCACGATCCACGCGGGCCAACATAGGCCATAAGATCGACGGCCAACCCGTCTATATGTTTCGATTTCATCGTCTGCGACGCGCCGCTTTTCACAAGCTCGCGCTGCTCCTCGATGGTGCGAAGCCCGCAGATGACGCCGAAGTCAATCTTGGTTCTGTGGATTGCGCTGTTGACGACAGACGCCATGCGCTCGTCCACGCCTGACAGCTTATCGCGGCTGCGCGCTGATAGTTTAAACGTCATTTCTTCAAGCCTTTCATTGTGCGGATGCCAAAGCTGGCGGCGATGGACGCATACATGCCCCACTGCACCCAGAGCGGCGTTGTCTCAAGATTGGCGAAACCCTCTGCCATTACGTCCTGCATGGATGGCACAAAATTCATGCACAATATGGCCACGAAAACGATTGTCCACAGCTCATCTTTCCAGCTGTCTTTGCTGGCCTCGATGGCCGACTGCTCCCAATCCATCTCGCCGGTTGCCTGCTTCAGCTTGATCTCGGCATTCGCTTTCTGGATTGCCGTCTTGCCGTCGAGGTAGCTTGTCGCCAGACCGCCGACTGCGCCTATAATCTGGCCAATCATTTCTCAGATCCCAGCCACACGGCAAAAGCACCAGTCATGGCACCGGCAACAACGCTAATAAGCGCACTCTGCTGCGTGCTAAGGTCAGGCTGCGTCAGCGCCCACTCAATGCAGCGTATATACATAATCGTCATCACGGCCATCATTAGACGCGGCATGATCTTATATTCCAAAAGCTTTTCCATTTTACACCTCTATGTTGATGTTAGTGCCTTGCGGCCTGTCAGCATTGGTCTTGGTGCCGAACTTATCATAACCCTTGCCCAGATCCAACTTCTGCTCCCTGAGCGCCTCCAGATGCGTGTGGTTGGCCCTATGCTCCTTGGCTACCCGCTGCTCCACCAGATGCGCTTCTATGCGCTCACGGGTCTGCGTTTGCTGGTGTATGTCGCTGCCTACGTTAAACGGTGCGCTGCCTATGCCTGACACGCCGTCAGCCATCAGCGTTTCACCGCGATCCAGACAAAGCCAAACAGCGCGCCCACGCAGAGCAGGAACAGAAACAAGCCAGCCGCCCACGCGATGATGGTTTCCTTGCGCTCGATGCGCTTGTACTGCGCATCCTTCTGCTTCTGCCGGATCTCGTTTTCCATGCGGATAAGCTCTTGCCACGCAGACGGGCCAAGCGTTTCCGAGATCATCTTGCGCAGCTCGTCGCGCATGTTTTCGCGCTGTTTCTTCTGCACAAACAGATCCATCGCCTGCTGCTCTACGCTGCCAAAATTCTGATACCACTTGGGGTTTTCCACGCGCTTCGCTGCAAAGTCGAAGTCGCTGATCGCTTTAGACCATCGCCCCAGATCGCCTGCCATGCCCTCCAGATCCCGCCCGATCTGGCAACCCTTCTTGATTGCGTTAAACGCAGCACCAGCGGCCATAATTGCAGTTGCGGGGTCTATCATTTCGCATCTCTACCCACGTCGGCAAAACGCGGGCATCCACTATTATACTCTACCCTTATAACATACGGATAATGATACCAGAAGGATGGATATGGGCATCTGTATATACACGCGGTGTAAAGCTGCCCATAGGCAAGCACGCCAACGGCTACGCTGGCGAGCGAGCAGATCACCGCTCCATCAGGCGGTCAAGTTTTTCCTCGATGCGATCAAAGCGCGCCACGATCTGCGCCATGACGGTCGTGCTGTCTGCCTTGGTGACGTAATCCTTGGCCATTTCTTCGCGGGTCTTGTTTAGCAGAATATTGAGGCGCTGCATCTCGTCCACAGCGCTCTTCAATACCCAGCCGATCAGGCCCAATCCGGCAGTTAATGCCGCCGTCCAAAGCATGTCAGCATCCATCAGTAAGACCCTTCCCAGACGCGCATCTTGGCAAACTCGCCTGACATCATCTTACGCTTGACGACTTCCTTGGCCGCCTCCGTATCAGACCATGATACACCGGCTTCCTTGAGCCATGCGCCAAGCACAGCGCCGTCTACGAAGCCCACAAGCCGGTTTTCGCCTGACATGCCTATGCCAGCGTCTTTCGCGGCCTGCGCGTCTCTCAGAGACTGGCTGACGTCGTGACGTTGCTTGATGACCATGTGGTCATGCTCAAAGTCGATATTTTCAGAAATCTTCGCCATGTCTTATTTCTTCTTGGCGCGTTTCGTTGGTGCGGGTGCAGGCGCTGGCTCAACATCGCCAAGCACTTTCATTGCGTCTGGGCGAACACGCATAAGCGTTTCAACCTCTGCGTTGGGCAGCTCGGCGTTGTCGCCTTTGACCAGCTTGCCGATTGACGTGTGTACCTTGTGGCCTACAACTGTAACTTTTTTCATGTCGATCCCTCGTTAAGCAGAGGGGGCGTGAAGCCGCCCCCTCTTGTAGTATATTACGATGTGGTGTTGTCGTAAATTGCGCCGTTGGCTTTCTCGTTTTTCGAGCAAAGCGCCAGCTCTGTGGTCACCTGACGGGTAGTATTATCGCCATTTTTGGCTAAGGCAACGTTCTTGGTTCCACGCAATACTGCGCATTCCCACATGTTGTCTTGCAGCACGAACACGTCACGGCTACGGTTTTCGCGTGACGGCATGAACTGTACTGTACCCCACGGTGTCACATATACCGCGAGCGACTTGACCACAGTCTCGTCACCGGCTTGCACCGCTGAGCGCTGGTTGTTGTTACCAGTGAAGCCCAAAGCAACGTTCATCTGGAAGGCTGACAGATATACTGTATCTGGCTTGCCGCCTTCTTCCCAGATTGACTGCATAACGTCGTCAAACTTGGCCTGCGAGAATGCAGTTGGTGTGCCGTCGTCTGTACGCGCGTCTGTGCCGTCGCCGGTTGGGTTTGCACCAGAGTTACCAGACTGGAAGTTTACGTTAGTAATCAACCATGATGGTACACCACCAGTTTTACGTGCAGCAGTTGAAGAGCCTGCAACGTTACCTTGGTTGGCAAACAACGCCTTTTCGATGTCGAGCTTCTGCTCCTTAGCGATGAGCAAGGTTTGATATGCCATTTCCTTGGCGCGGCCTGCATTGGAGACTGATTCATCGGTATCGGAAATCACCACAGCGTTCTTAAAGATCTGTGTTCTCGCTCCGAGGCGTACAGTCGGCGTAACGGCATCAGCAGATGTTGCGTCACCTTCAATGTGGGCGTTTACGGCAGATGCGCGCAACGCTTGTGTTTGCCACTCAACCAAAGTGTTGCGTGCTTTTGTTTTACTCGACTTAGAGTAGAACGGGGTGTCAAATGGATCTACATTGTAAATCATATCAGATAAATCTTCACGGATTCCCACGGAATCATATGTGTCGAATGTATTGGTCGGCTGTGCCATTTTCTCGTCCTTTCAAGACTTAGCTTTTTACCATCAAGCTTAATGCGTCGTCGATTAAGCCTGTCTTCTGCAAGCGCTGATGCGCTTTTTTACGGGCTGCAGCCTGTCCGTCTGGGCGTTTCTTTGCACCAGCTTTGACAACGGGTCGAACGCCATCAGCTTTTGACTGTGACTTCTGTTTGTTGGCAACCAGTTGACGATACTTGCGCGCGTCGTTTAACGCCCGCACATATCTCGCATCGGATACGCCAGCCATCTCCTCCGGCGTGAAGCCGTAGTGGATGCCTGCGTCCATGATACCCGCCTTCAGCTTTTCGCCTTTTTCGGGATCTGCGATCTCAGGGATATACTGCTTCAGCACCTCCGCTTGCTCTGCAAGGTAGGCTTGTCTAGCCGCTTGACTTTGCTGCGCTTGTTGCTGCTGCATTCCCTGCAACTGCATTAATTGCTGGTCGTGCGCGGCCTTTGCCTCGTCATATGTGAGCTTCGCTTCCATGTATCCAATCGGATCTTGGTCGAAAAGCTCTTTAGACGGTGGGGTTGGGGCTTGCAGACCACCTTGCTGGGCTTGTTGATATAAAGCCAAGACTTGTTGCTGCTGTTGGGCCAATGCTTGAGCCTGCTGCTTGTATTGCTTTTCCAAGGCAGCATTTTCTTGCATTTTTTGATTGATGTAACCCTGACCCGCCGCAGATTGCTTTAACTGATCCAGTGTCCAATGCTCTTCTTTGCCGTCAATTTTAACGGGGATGAGATTGGTGTCTTCAGCCGCCTCTACTAGGTCGTCGTCATCAATTTGGTCATCTTCGACATATTCTGCGTCTTCTATGTCTTCGCCGGATGCCTCGACGTCATCATCGCCCTCGGCAACATCTTCAACTGCTTCGCTCTCAACGTCTTGAGTTGGCGTTTCAGCTGCTTCCACTGCTTCGCTTTGATTTTCTTCACTTGGCTCTGGGGCCAACATTGCCTCAATGGCATTATCTAGGCTAGTCGCTTCCACGGTGCTAGTTCCTTCGTTTGCGATCTAAAATGACCTCTGCTGCAATCGCAGCGTCGAGTGCGTCACCGATCTTGTTTAACGCACGCAGTATCGCGTGCGCCTCCTCGCGCATCTCTATATCGGAGGCTGCGCTGTTGGCGAAGATGCGCATTTGCTCTTCACGAACATCGTCCACGAACGTCTGAAACGCCGTGTCATTCTTTAGCCGCTTTGCGTCGTCGGCTTGTATGCGGATGTCGGCGCTCACTGTGGCGTACCCTGCGCCATGCCGCCGATCATGCGAACTTTATCCTGCTCGGCCTTGATGCGCGCCACGTCTACGGCGGTGCCGTATTGGCCATATACCTTGGCAGCGTCCACCATGAGATCCTGCGCCATCTGATCGCGCTTCAGATCATCATCTGCGGCTGCTTTCTGCGCGTCGAGCTGCAGCTTCATCATGTCAGACTGCATCTTGCCCTGCGCCTTGATCTGCTCGGCCTGCAGGAATGCGGCGTTTGGATCTTGCGCCTGACCCTGCTGCGCCATCTGCGCCTGCTGTTGCTGCTGCATCTGCAGCATCTGCATCTCGATCTCCGGCGTAATTGGCGCAAAGTAGCGGTCGGCATTGCGTACACCTGACAACGCCAGACTGTCGGCCAGCGTGTTGCGGATATTGGTCAGCGATACCAAGCCATTCATCGGGCCATATTGCTGGTAAACCATCTGCTGCATCTGCAATGCCTGCTGTAGCGCCATCTGCTTTTCTTCTTCGCGGCCAGTGCCAAGCCCGACGTTGATGCTGATGTCCATAGACGTATCCCAGACACGCGGATCGACGGGGATAAACTGCCCGTTCATTCGCATCATCTTCTCCTCGTCCATATTCTTATTCATCAGGCGCAGCATGACGCCGAACAGGTCACGCAGACCGTCAGCCAAGTTACGCACCATCACCTCTGTCTGGCCCGCAGCAGCCTGCACAGACGCCTGAACGGCTGCCTTGGTGGTAGACTGCAGCGCGTCAGGATTAAGCCCCACAGAGGCGCTTGTGACGCCCGTCTTCTGCTCGGTGAGCTGATCCATATATGCGAGCGCAGATAGCGTCTGGCCAGCAACAAACGGCACGCTCAGATCCTGCACAGATCCGGCTTGGCGCATCCGCACAAGTGACCCGATCTCGTTGTTCAGCACGTCGTCAATATTTACTGCGCCGTCTACGATCCCAATGCGGGGATTGTTGGTCATCGCAACGTTATCCAAGATGCCACGCAGAATAGACGTCGCGGCGTCTTGGTCATTTTCCACCAGCTCGGACAGGCTGTGTCCGTACCAGCTATGTGGCTCTGGGTCGATCTCAAACTTGGCAAACGGGATCTCGTCGCACGGCATGAAGTCCAGCAGCTCATATGATGTGCCGCCGCAGAGAAACTTGTACAGCACCGGCACGCCGGTTCCGTCCACATCCATACGCATGTAGGCTTCCGTGATGCCCACAAGCTTCATGGACGGGTCTAGCTCGTCTTCGTCTGACAAGTCTTCCTCGTAGCCTTGGCGCTCAAGCACCTCTGCGCCAGACATGTCGTTTGTGCCGTCAAATGGCGTCAGGTTGGAGATGACCTCGAAGTCGAAGCCCATCTCGACCAGATCGCCAACGCGCATGTCTGTACGGTGCGCCACGACATATGCGTCATCGAATGACCGGCAGTCGCGGTTTACGAAAAATTCTTCTGGCGGGATGCTTTCTATGCGCATCTCGCCCTTCATCTCCGTGCGGCTAATCTTGACCGAATGGACAGGAAGCTCGATGTCCATGCCCATCTCGTCGATATCGATAGACATTTCCATGGTATGCTCGATAACTTCCACGTCGTCTTCTTGGATCAGGAACGTGTATTCATCATCAGACAGGTCGGTGTAGGTGTAGATTTCCGCAACGGGGTAGTCGTGCCAATACGCCTTCACGATGCCCTGCTTCTTCACCATGGCGTCTTGGAATGCGTCGTTTAGCACGCGGTAGCCGTTTAGGCGCGTAAACTCGTGCTGGATGTAGCTGGTGGCCTGCTCGGCCAGCGCAACGTCTTCCGGCCCCTTCGGGATAAACTCTACCGGCCTCGCGGTGGACATGAAGATGCGCATCAGGCTTGGCTTCACAGAGCGGATCGTGTCGCGCACCTTCGTTGACACAACTTTGCTTCGCCCGTCCTCGTGGCCAATATCAACCTCGCCGTCGTAATAGCGTTGCGACTTGATGCGGTCTTCGCTGATTTCGCTTTCAACGAAGTCAACGGCCTCGCTGATCGCGTTCTGCACGATGCTTTCGATTTCACGGCGATCTTTTGGCTGTGGTTGCATTTTTATGTCCTATTCGTTTCGTGCATCTTACCGCGTTTGCGTCATTTGCTCAATCGCCGCCAGCCAGAAGGCCGCTTGTCGCGCCAAGAAGGCCAGAGTAAAATTCAGGCCTCTGCATCATGCGTCTGCGTTGCATTTCATCCATCTGCTCACGCTGCAGTAGGCTTCCCAGCATTTTGCGTTGTGTTGCTGGGTCTTGCTCGAACAGCATTCTGGACATCTGCGCCGCGCTCTTCTCGCCCATCCCTTGAGCGCGTGATATTGCTTGTGCGCCCATTCCCTGAGCAGCACCAGCGACATTCCCCATGCCAAGATTGATAAGGCTGGCCGCGTCTATGGCAGCGTCATCTCTCTGCATCATTCTTTCAGCCGTTTCAGAGCCGCCCATAACTTTGCGAGCAGTACGCGTCTTTTGAGACTGAATTTTCATAAACCGCTCGAAGCGCTCAAACTGCTCTGCGTTGTCAAATGTAAGTCTCAGAGCGGCGCGTTTTCTCGGTGTGCCAAAAACAGTTTTGACGAAGTCACTTGCGTCACCTGTCCTAGATGCAAGCTCTTCAACTTGGCTAATCAAACCAGTGCGCAAGGCTTCTTTTTCGCCCTTAGACATCTTACCAACACGCTTGACCAGCTCTTTCTCTGATATTTTCGTGAAATCAAATCCGGCGTTATATGCATCTTTCAGCCTTGCGCTGTCTGCAAATTGAATGTTGGCCGCTTCATATGGCTTATTTTGCCTTACGATTTCAGAGTTCCACGTCTTTTTCAGCTTAGTCAACGCCCTGCCGCGCGAAGTCACCTTACCAGTGATTGCGTCAGTTTCAGCTTCAATCAAAGCATCTAAGCCTTTTTTAATTTGGTGCGCTACTTGAGTTGGCATCCCAACTGCGCCGCCAGCAGCGGCTTCCGCAGATAAAAATCTGCCCAGATCCTTGGGCATTCCAGATATATCTATGTCTGGGTCGATGTCTGCGATCTCTACAGCTTTTCTGTAAGCGTCCTGCACGACCTTGCTTTTTGCCATACTTTGAAATGGTGCTGCATCCAGCTCGATCTCATACGCCTTTCTGTACGCTGGCTCTGCCTCTGCTCTTACGCGTGCAGATAGGTCATCAAGGTAATCAAGGCCAGTTGGCCCCTGCACTCCAGATATGTCTCTCGCCTGCTCGGATATTTGCTCTGCCTGACGCTGCTGACGCTCAGCGAATTGCTCGACAACTTTTTGACGCCCTTCGGATGGCACAGCCTGCGCCCGCCATCCAGCGCCGCGTAAGTTTTCACCAAGATCCGCGACTGTAATATCTTCTATGCCAAGCTGGCGGGCCTCATCTAATCGCTTTGCTGCTTCTCTAGGTGTTAGCCCGTCACGCTCAAGCGCTTCCAAAAGCTTTCTCTCCGCAAACGTAAACGCACGCTTTTCGCCGCCTATGCCTAAGCTGTCTGCGACTCTACGCAGAAACTGGCCACCCTTCTGCACCGCAACAGGTGCGGCTGCGCCCAGCGTGCCGCCCAAAGCAGCGCCAGTTGCAGCGCTTGTGGCTCTTTCAGCCAAACCGCCTTCACCGGCGCCAAAGCCAGCTATACCGCCTTCTATGGCTCCAATTTTAGCAGCTCGCGCAATGGTCGGCGCAAGCCTTGCGGCGGTTGTGGTGCCAACTGCAGCGCCGCCTGTGCCTGCCGTGAGCAGACCAGCAAGCGCCGTTGGGATTACAGCGCCGCCGATTTCAGCGCCAATCGCCTCAAGCGGCTTGTCGGCTCTATATGCCTCCAATTTTCCGCGTATCTGCTCAAGGTTTTCCTCGTAACTTTTGCCCTCAGATAAACCAAGAGCGCGCCCCGCTGCTGAAAGTGGATTCCGCAAAGCCGCCTCAATCTCGTCTGCAAAGCCAAGCGTAAGCCCCTGAGCGCCAGCACGCAGCCGCTGTGTTTCCGCTGGCGGCTGATCCGGCTTGGCCATGTCGCTGGACGTCACGCCTTGCGCGGCGTCTTGAACGATTTTTTGAACAAATGCGTTTTGCTCGCTAATACTTAAATTCGCAAAAGCATCATCAACTTCGACCTCGCCAACGCCGTCTATTTCAATAATCATTATTTAATGCTCCACTTTAAATCTGGGGCCGTGCCTTCTGGAACCTCAACTGGGTCTAGCTTAAACCGCTCTCTACGTCGCGCTATCGCCGCAGAGCGATTGTCACGCGCTCTCTGGTTTATCCTTAGAAGCTCTTGGATCGCAGCGTATGCTGTTGCCTCAGTGCGAGCGTCTCCAAGCTCTTTTGCCGCTCTTTGCGCATCGCCTTCAGTCTGAACGCCTTTATTCAAACGTAGGCTTGTATTTACAAGTCGCGTTTTAAATCTTTCAAATTCGTCGCGCGCTTTGGCGGTTTCTATTGCGCCCTGCCCGCCGACGCCTATTGAACCAAAGGCTCCTTTAAGAAACCCAGAAAGGCCAATATCAAGCGGGCCGGTAAACTCTTTTGTCGCTGGGTCATACCCAAAGTCACCAATGATGCCAGATATGTCCTGCATCAAATTGTCTATTGCCGTGATCGCCTCAAAGTCAGCTTCTTCTGCCTTCCTTGCGTCTGTCGGCAAGCCAGTGGCCTCCCTTCTCGCCTCGCGCTCTGCTTGCGCAATACGCTGCTCTGCGGCTACCACGTCTTCGTTTATGGTGATTACCGGCTCGCCGCTTCTGCCTTCTGGGTAGGTCACGGTGTATTTGCCGCCGCCCAGTATTTCGCTTGGCGGCTTGACCGCTTGCGCTGCAATCTGCTGGCCCATCGCAGTTGGCGAGAGCTGGGTTAAAATCGCCATCGCTGTCTGCATGTCGCCTGATTGGAGCGCCTCAGATGCACGCTTAGCCAAAGACCGCGCCTCTGTGTCTCTTGATATTTTCAACGCTTCTGATGCGTTTAGCAAGCCGCCACGCATCAAGTCAGCAGCTTCTGGAGAATATTTCTCCAAGTATTCAATCGTCTTGTTTCGCTTGGCAGCCGCCTGCCGCTGCGTGCCGCGCGCCCTGATCGCCTCGCCAGCACGCAGCTCCGGCATGATGAGCGGATCGAGCGCCGCAGCAAACTGCTCCGCTCTACTTAGACCCGTCGTCGGGCTTGGCGTGCCAAGGTAATCCATGATGCCGCCGAAGCCGCCTCTGCGCTGCTGCGGCGCTGCCGCTGCCTGCGGGCGATCCTGCCGAAGCGCTGACAGTGGCGCGCGTGGCGCTGTTTGTGGGGCCGTTCCGCTGGCCAGCATCTGCATGCGCAGCTCTTCTTCGCGCGCCCTATCCATTGGAGTTGCCATTGTGGTTTGCCCTTCTCCTAAAATCGTCTTCACATAGTTTTGCGTTTCCGCAATATTTGGCACCCTGCCAAGCTTAGCCACACGCGTTGGCCCAGCGTTATACGCGGCCAGCGCAAGCGACGGATCTCCAAAACGCTTTAGCTGCTGGCTTAGATACTTTGCAGCGCCTTCCAAGTTTTGCATCGGGTCTGTCGGGTCTACGCCAAGCTCCTTGGCCGTCGCAGGCATGAGCTGGCCGAGGCCGATAGCGCCCTTCGGGCTTACGACGTCCGGCCTAAAGCTGCTCTCCTGCTGGATGAGGCGCAAGAACATTTCGGGGTCTATCCCGTATTTGCTGGCTGCGTCTCTGGCTGCTTGACGATAATCCATCTACTACCTCGGGAACATGCTTGCGCCAAGCTGCAGATAGTTGAACAACCCCGGCTGCATTGACTTCGTCGTCGTTGACTGGTCTGGCGTTGCCCCAAGCGCCGCCAATGGCGCCGCAAGCGCCGCCGAAGGCGCGCCGGTGTAGCCTGCATATTGCGCCTTGGCCGCGTCGATGAGCGACTGCTGCAACATCTGCTGCAGTAGACCCTGCTGCATCTGCTGCTGCTGGATCGCTTGCCCTGTGCCGAATGCCTGCTGGCCAAGTCCGGCGAGCTGCTGAGCTGCACCCAAACGCGTTCCCATTGCAGCCTGCTGCGCCGCCAAGTTTTGCGCCTGAGCTGATGCCCGCTGCTGCGCCGCAAATTGCGCCGCCGCCGTCTGAGCGCCGACATCCTGACCGGCGAGGCCAAGTGCAGTCTGGTAGCCCTGCTGGCGCAGCCTTGACGCGGCGTCTAGCGCCTGCTGCCCGTAGCCAAGCCGCGTCTCGGCCTCGGCAATGCCTTGGCGTGAGCCGCCGAACGCGCCTGCACGCTGCGCCTGCGCGCCTTGCAGATTTAGCGCCTGCTCCTGCGCGGTGCCAATGTCACGCATCGTCTGCTGCACGACTTGGCTCTCATACGGGTTGGTGTATGGCGCGAGGCTTGTGCCTGCGATCTGCGATGGCCGGTAGGCGGTCGGGCGTATGCCCATCGGCGTGAAGCCTAGACCCTGCTGCGTCGCGCCCATTGCCTGCTGCAATGCGCCAGCCGCTGCCTGATTTACGTTGAACTGACCCTGCGGAGCGAGCGGCGCGTATTGCGCTTGGCTTGGCAGAGGGGCTGCTGGCTGGCCGCCCACACCGCCCTTCGCTGGCATCGCTGGCATCACCGGTATCGCAGGCACGTTGCTCATTGAACTGCCACGCATTCCGGCGCTTGGCATCGGCGGCCCGCCCATCGCCTGCGCTGCTGGCATTGCGACCTGACCGCCGCCCTTTGCACCTTGTCCAGCCATTATGCTTCTCCTCGTATTGCGCGGGGCTTGAGCATGCCGCACACGCGGCTAAACGGCTCGCCAATCGCCATAATCATCTTGCCGACCACATTCGGCTTGTGCTTCTCTGGGCGCTGCTTGTGCGCCATCTCTGCCGCCCACGCCTTAACAATGGGCCACATCACCGCGCGGGCAACTTTGGCCCCGCGTGTATCCTTCTGTATATACTCAGCCAGCGGAGCAGCCCACGCGTGGTATCCTTCCATAAGCTCAGGATCATTGCGGTGCAGCCACACGCCGTAACGCTGATCCAAGCGCCAGATTTCGCGCGGCAGGTAGCCAAGATTGTAATATGCGCAGCACAGGATCTTCTCCACACCGCCGCCGCCTGCCGAGCCGCCTTCTACATCCTTGCCGCCCTTGAAAGTGTATGAACCATCTCCTGATGGCGTTAGAGCATATATGTTTGATCCAGACGGAGCTGTGCCAACTATGGGGGCAGTGTCAACGCCGACAATCGGCCTCCCAGCGCCACCAAACGGATCAAGACCCATGTTTGCCTCAGCAGTTATTTGCGCTGGGCTTGGGGCAACCGAAATCGGCGGCGGTGAGGCAGGGGTGCTGATGGCAATCGGCCTCCCAGCGCCGCCAAACGGGTCAAGCCCCATGCTGGCCTCAGCGGCTATTTGCGTTGCGCTTGGGCCGTCTGGATCGTTAAACCCAGCAGCGCCGCCCGCAAACATCGGGTCATCTATGCTCACGGGAGGCATGCCCGCCGCCGTCATGATCTTCTCACCTGTTGACGGCAGAATGCCAAGCGCCTCGCCAGCGGCACCGATAAAGCCGCCTTTCGCCAAGAAGTCTCCAATATTCCCCGCAACGCTTTCTGGGGTGCCAACTATGACATTGCCCTGCGCGTCAATCGGGAAGCCAGCCGCGTTAATCTTGCCCTGTTGGAACATAATTTCGTCAGCGGTCTGCCAGTTATCAGATCCACGACCCATGTGGGTCGCGTGGAACTGCATGGCGTTGTCTCTGTCTGACGGCGATGCGTCGGGGTTCATCGTCATCGGGCCGGAATATTCGCCGGATTCTGCTCTTGCGACGGCCAACTGGTTTTGCCGATCACGCTCACGCTCCTGCGCGCCCGTCATATATTGGCCATAGTCAACGGGCTGCTGGACGCGTGATCCGACTTGGCCGGTCACGGGATCAATGAAGAAGCTGTCGATAAAATCTTTCTGCGCTGGGCGTTGCGCGGCAAGCTCGGCAACAGATTGCTCGTACATTGGCGCGGCGCTGTAGCCAGACACGCCGCCCGCATATTGCGTTGGCGGGGCCATGCCACCCATGACGTCTGCTTGAGCTGTCGGAGAAGCTAAGCCAAACGCGGATGCAACGTCAGCGGTCTGCTGGAAGCCCGCCTGCTGGAACGGCGTAAATGCGGCGACGTCCGGCCCGTAATATGGCACGTACCCAATCTGGCTGATGCCTTCGGCCTTTGCCAAGTTACGGCGCGCCGCCTCTTCAATGTATTCTGGGATCGTAACTGATGACGTTGTTGACCCGCCCTTGCCGCCTGACATTATTCAAACTCCTTCACATATGAGGCGTGCAGTGGCGTCCAGCCATGCGCCTTCAGTGGTTTCTTCCAGCCAAACCGGCCCGTCATGGTCAATGCAGAGCATCCTTGCGCTTTTGCCCATGCTATCACATCTTCATGCATTTCTAAAATCTGATCCAACTCGCCGCCACCAAGAAACACGTTTAAAACTTTCTTCCTCGGATATACCACTATTTCGGTCACTATGCACCCCCTCGGCGTTGGCCAGAGCTGCATCGTTCCCTTGTATATACCTTCGGCCACGTCAATGAAGTCATGCGTGCCGCCGGAATACTCCAAAGCGGCCTCAATCCAGTCGCGGCATCTCTCAAGCTCTTTATCCATGAAGCCTCGTAATCGCTAAAGTTGACGCGGGAATCGCTGGAACCGGCGAAGACGCTGCGGTGTAATTGAGAAAGCCCGACGTGCTGTCGATCATGTAATTCACTTCCAAGTAGTCACCAGCCGCAAGCGTGAATATCTGCGTGCGCGACGTGACCAGCGTGGCGTTATTCTGGTGCAGCGCAGTGGTCATGCCGCTGTTTGCCACGTTGGTGCCGTTGACGCTTGGCCAGAAGTAGAAGTGAACAGTGCTGGCTGACGTTGATGATATTTGCGCCGAGAACGATACAACATATTGGCCCGCCTCCTCGAACACAATGCGCGACGCTGGCGTGCCTTGCGTGATGCCGTCATTGCCGCTGGGCGCGTCATATGTGAGCTTGTACGCCGTGTTGGCGGCAACAGGCGTGACGTCTGACGTCAGCATGAAATCTGCGTGGCCGTCTTCCAGCACAACTTGCCGCCACTCGCCGTTTTTGCTGACAACGGGATACAAGTTTATGCGATCCCACATCAGCACGCCATCTTCTGCCGCGCTCTCGTCGCCCGTCTGCTGCACAAGCGGTGATCGCGTCTGGCCAAGATACAGCATCATGCGCCGCGCCCATGACTTCCAGTCATCGCCCTGCGGCTCTGGTGCGCGGTACTGCTGCGTCATCTACGGCCACCCGCAACAGCGTCAAGCCGGTTTATGCCAACCCGCCAGTCGGCAAGCCGTGCGCCGTCAACGCGCATACGCACCTGACGGCCAGTGAAGCGCATGCTGGTGGGGTTTGACATGCTAAACGGCCCGTATGACCTCTCGGTGCCGTTGGGATAGAAACGCGTCTTAAACGTGGCGCTGACATCGCCCTGCGTTTTCTCGTCGGGGATCATCTCCGTCACGCTGACAACGTTATCGCCGGAGCCAAGCATGATGGGGCCAGTTTCCGCAAACGGCGTCAGGCCGCCATACTCAAACCCGATCTCATGCTCGTATATCTTATTGTCAGACGGGTCGGCCATCATCGGCTGACGGAATGTGCCTGCGTCTGTTCCCGCCGTACGCGATAGCGTACCGATCGACCACGTATTTTCGACGTAATTATATGCCACGTAGCGGTCGTTTTCTGTGGACGAGCTGGACGGGTAGAACCACCACACCTCCCCGTATTGGCCGTTTGACATGGCAAACGCCTTGCTGATCTGCGCGCGGTTGATGTCGTTGAAAACGTAGTCAGAAACGTCGCTCTGGATCTCCTGCACGCCGCCGCCTGTGTAGGCGTAGAACGCATGCACGCCCATCCAGAAGCAGCCGACGTCCACGTTGGCGTATGCAAGCTTTGCAGCCAACCCGCAGGAAGACCCGACGCGCTCAATGCCGTAGACGTATGGCGGGCCAATGTAGTTGGCGACATGCGCGTCACGCGTCGTCAGAATAAGCGTCTGGCCGCGCACGGAAACGCCCGCCATAATCTCGCCTTCGGTTTGCAGCTCAAGGTCGCCAGCCTCGTTTGTCGCGGCAGGCGTCCACGTCGTATTGTCTTCGCGGTCAGACCACTGGACAAGGCGCGGATTGCCGCCAGCGCCGAGGCAGAATAGGAAGCGCTCAGCTGATACGACGATGCTCTTGTTATCGACAGGCGCGTTGGCGACTTGCGCGGCGACCGCGCCGGTGTTTAGCTGCCACTCGTAAACCTTGCCGTCGTCTTCGTTGTTGGCCAGCAGATACTGCCCCCACGCCTGCAAGTTCCACGCGGTGGCTGGCTGGATGCGTACAGTGTCAGGCCGCGCAACGCCGTATGCGTAGCTGCCAAACAAGCCGCCGCCGAAGCCGGTAAACGCTATGGCGTCTTCGCGGCCAGCGGTCAGGCCGACCGGCGTGATGTCGTATTGCACGCCGGAGCTGTTGTAGACGTAGAGCTTGTTATACGTGCCGGTGGCAATATGTCTGGCATTGGTATTGTCTGACCAAGTAAGCATTCCACGCGGCGTGGCGTTCGTGGCGGTGTTGGATCTTGTGCGCCAACCCCTGACCGGCTGCATCGTGCCGTCGATCCAACGGATCAAACTAGCATCGCGCCAGCGGCCCATGCTCTGCAAGTCGGTTCCGTTGCGGTAAACCCCAGCGGGTACGTCTAATCTAATCAGGGCCATCGTTGCCTCGTTGGTGTTGCGCGCTTGCCGCAGTGTAACACATGACCATTTGATGCGCAAAAGGGCAGCGTTTTGCTGCCCCTAGCGTTTTCGTTATGCTGCGCGGCTATTCCGCGTCAGGCTCAAGGGCAGCTTTTAGCTCGGCCATGAAGCCCTGCCTGCCCATCTGAAGCTGCACCAAGTTAAACTGCGCAGATCCGATCTTCTGGTCTAGCGAATTGATGTGATTTATGCACATCTTTGCAGTGTCGCTCAGTTGATCTTCAGTGTATTCTACATCGTCAATCGTAATGACCTTTTTGTCTTCAGTCACGTTGATCTCCTTTCATGTTATGCTGCCCACGGAACTCCGTCAGCAGTGGTTGGATTAGCTATCGCATCAATCTTAGCAGCAATAGCAGCTTCAGTGGCATCCTTATCCACCGATCCGTGTACCCAGCCTAAGACTATTTCTTCAGTCAAGTCAGCGTAAGGTATAAACCCTGCGGCTGATGGGTCTGGTGTGTATGATGTTGTTCCATAAGAACGTGCAGAAATTCCATCTGCGTCAGTGCCTAAGCAATACCAGTGTGCAGTGATTACAGCACCGTCTGATATTTCATGCTCCATGTTGGAGATAGACCAAGTGTAAGTGATAGCCATAGCTTTTTCCTTTTCTGATTATGCGTTTTCTAGGGCAGTGATCCGTGCCTCTAGTTCTTTGATTGTAGCGACCAAGAGTGGTACTAGCTTGCTTTGGTCAATGCCTTGGTAGACAGGATTACCATCATCATCGACCTCATCTTTTGTGCCGTGAATTGCCTCTGGTACAACTGCCTGAACTTCGTGCGCTAGGAAACCATCCACTGTTGTGTCTGCATCAGCAATGAAGTTGAACCGTTTTGGTTCTAGCTGCTTTAAGCGTGTTGTTGCACCTGTTAGCTCAACAACGTTTTCTTTTAGGCGATAGTCAGATGAGGTGTTGTATGATGTAGATGATACACTACTTCTAATTGAACCAACTTCAGAGTTACTTGTATCGCCAAATCTAATTTGTAATCCAGTTTGACCCCCTGTTGCATAGTCATTGATTATATTTATTGCAGAGTAATTTATGGAACTACTCGTTTGCCTCACACTTATACCAGTATTATTTGACTGATTTTCTATTGTAACTTGACCTAGCTGAGAGGTAGTGCCACTGATTAAACGGCCATTGTTATCAACAATTAAGTTTGGATTACCATCCCCATCAGACAGCACGATGTTGTTGCTTGAGGTGCGGATGTCCAAGCCGCCTTGGTTGCCGTCAAAGCGTCCAATGATGGTATTTTTAGTACCAGAACTCACCCAATACCCTGCTTGCTGACCAAAGAATGTATTTTGACCACCTGTT